GGGGGCATGCGGATGACGTCCCACAGATACTCTCGATCGATCACCGGTTCACCGGCCACAGGGGGGATAGAGGCCAACTTTACGGCCGCGTCTACCGCTGCGGCGGGGGTCGGGGTAGCCGGATCCGACCAGACCAGCTCGACTTGCCCGGGGTTACGTCCCAAGAGCCGAGAAGCGTCTTCGATACATCCTTTGACCGCTGGCGTCCACTGTTTACTCAACTGGGTAGCGCGGATAACCAATCGCGCATCGTTTTCTCGGATGGCGTCAGCTGCCTGGGTCCGATCGCCAGCGATCCCCCAGTAGATAATAGGGATACCGGATATAGCCGAAGCCTGCCGACCCAGCATGAGCATCTGCTCTAGCAAAGGGGATAGCTGAGCAGCTTGCCATTGATCCACGTGTACGTCCGTGCCCGACAGAGTCAGGATCGAGTCCAAATACGTCTGAATCATCGACAAGTCTTTGAAGCTGTCAGGCTGACTAGCGATGAGAACCCGTTGGGGCACCGCCAGCGAATCCGAGATGATGGCGATGTTGGTGAGCGCGCGCGACCCTTGATCCTGAAGTGGGTACAAGTCCCGAGCTTCTGAGCGACCGTATTCTTCCCCCGCCCTCTGGCGGTTCAGGATCGGCCGCATAAGCATCGCGTCCGGGGCCTTTGGGAACGTGATATCCTCAAGGATGCCCCATCCAGCGTTGTTGACGGTGGATGTCCCTTGGATCGCGAACGTGGTAGCTCGCCCGGGGGTGTACACCGTCACACGCCTGGGGGCCGAGACCGGCCCGATCCAACGCCTAGGGCGGTGCACGCGCATAGTAGCTAAGGTTTCCCCGGTGTCCCGATCCTCTAGGAAAGCTCCGTCTCGACCTCGAACCGCTGTGAACAGAAGAGACCCATCCGACTTGACTACGGTCCGAAGATACCCGTTACCTATAGCCACAGCTTCTAGAATAGCCATGGTCAAAGCGGGCTGAATAGGGTCGCGAATCTCTTCTGCTGTCTGGTCATCGTCAGACAGTTTGATATCTTCGATAGATACCCGGTCGGTGTACGCGTTTACCGCAGCGCGGACGGCGGGCCAAGGAGTCCTGAACAAAGCGAGAGCCGGGGGAATTCGGGACCCGATGTTAACCGAAGAGGGTTCCGCGCGGTAATAGTTGTCAGCCCTAACTAGAAATCGAGCTTGATCCCTGTAGCTGCGCAGTAGTTCGGTAAGAGCCTCTCCCGGATCTATTTTTCCTGATTCGTCTGCAAAAAGATCGAGAGGAGCTGTCATCGGGTGCCCTCCTTTATTGGTTGATACGAACGACTCGACCCGGGGTGACGGGTTCGGTCAACGGAGTTTTAGCGAGAGCTGTAGCCGCTATATAAGCCATAAGAGAGGCAGCTACGATATCCACACGCTGTCTTGAATTCTTCGTGATCTTACCGAACGAGTAACCGTGGTTATTGAGACGACGCTTAGCGTTACCCCAATGCTCGCGCATACGATAAGAAGCGTAGAACCAGACAGATCCGGATTCTATCTCGTTAACCAACGCTTCACACGAGAAAGTTAGTGCCCTAAGATCTGTTCGGTTATCCCGGATCAAGTTCCCAGCCGAACTAGCTTTCGCCTTCATCTTCTGGCCAAACTCTCGCTCCCAGGCGTACACCCAAGACTCAAAAGGATGTACGTCGCAACCGGCGGCCCAAACCGGGCGGCGGAACATCTCCGCTCGGAAAGCCTCGTCAACCGCTGTCTCGTCGATACGCCACTCGGGCTCCAACGGATCCGGCTCCCAATAGTGTAGAAGGTGGAACGATCGGTCAGAGAGGCGGAAGGCGACGATAGCTGTACCGTCTCCCGTCAAAGACCCGTCGAAACCCAACGTAATTACGTCTTCCGGCCCCAACGGGGCAACACCTTGCGATTGTGCATCGAACAACTGCGCAGAGATGAGCGAATCTTCGGAAGATAGGATTTGGTTGAGGTGTTCACGCCGGAACTGCGAAACCGTGATCGATTCATCGAGCGCCGTGTTGACCAGGGTCCGTACATTCAGGTCCGAATCCCCCGCTGCCTGGCGGATAGCTTCCTCTAGTTCTTCGGGTACGTTCAACCGAAGACTTGGGTCCGCCTCTAGCGAGTCGTAGAGTATCCTGCTTACGTTCTCTTTTTCTATCTGGGAGGTGAACGCTTTGTACGTGCGTTCGGCGTGTGAATCCTCGCCAGGTACAAAAGCGTTTCCGAACTCGGCCAACCTTGCGGTGCCCGTCGGATCTTTCGCTAGGTTAGACCGAATACGTACCATAGCTGCGTGACCCGAGTTGCCGACCACCCACTCGGAAACCTCTTCGGCTATGGTCAAAGTAGGACGAGGTCCTCGCAACCCACGAGGGTTGTTCGCTACTCTCTTGATTCGGCCTGGAGGCCACGCCTTTTTGACTATAGCTTCGATACCTATATCGAGCTGATATTTCTCGATCGCTTTGTTGGTGAACGCTGCGGCCGATATCTCGAATATGGGTTTGGTCTGCTCTAGCGTTGTGGCTACGATTTGGATATGAGGGGCCATAGCGGGAAGCCCGCCTAGGTTACCATAATCATCCATCAAATCCCATCCACCGAAGCGGACGTGCTCGCAGCACAATTCGGCATCAGCTATGTTACCCGCGAGTGGGCTTTTACCAGTCCCCCGAGCTCGCCGCATAGCCGCGCGGTCGTAAAGCCACATGCCCTCTTCATCCAGGGCGTAGAACGATAGAACGTACTCTAACGTCTCGTCGTTCAGCTCTAGTTGCTCGCCCGTGATGCCGTGGACCAAGTTATTAGACATCCACGCGTAGACCGCCCAACCGAGAGTCATACCATCGTCAGGGGGCTCCGGACGAATCCGGATGGCTGGCATTTACTGCGCCTGACGGGCGGCACGCCGTTCGGCAACACGCTGCTGGGTGATCACCTTAGTTGGGTCTTCGGCTTCGGTCCGAGTGATCTTGACATCCATCGCCCTTCGGGCTGCCTCTGTAGACCCGAGGTCGGCGAGGAACATGCGGATGTGCTGAGACTGCCCGGCGGGGGTTCCGCTTTTGACGGAGTTCGAGATCAGCTCACACGTGTACCAAGCGGTTGCCAAGTCGGTGTCTTCGTAGTACAGTCGTAGAGGTGATGCCAGATAAGCATCCCAGAACGCTCGGGCGGACGTGTGCCAGTCTGGTGACGGTTCCAAGCCCGGTGGAACGACGATGTCCGGAAGCTCTCGGTTCGGGTTGATCTCATCCGATCGAGCTTGTTCAGCTCGGGTTCGGTGGCCCAACCGATCTCCGGGGTCTTTCTTCGCTGTGGGACCCGTTTTCGGGGCACGGGAAGTCATGTCTATGGCCTCCTATATCGGAGGCTTCAGCCGTCCGAGGGGTGTGGTTCTTGCGGTCGTCGCTTTCGCGATTCTCGCCTTTGGATCCCGGCCTGTTTTTCCGCCTCCGACTTTTGTCGGTGGCAAGTAGGGCAGATCGGGCGTAGGTTCAACAACGAGGTGGTACCCCCGAAAGACCACGGGGTGATGTGGTCTACTTCGGTAGCCGGGTACTCGCAGATGTAACAATCCAACCCGTACGCCAGAAACACCCGTCGCCTAAGCGCGGGTGTCACCTGACTAGAACTAGGGCGGCCGTTAGTCCAACTGGCCATATTTTTCCTTATATAGCCGGTGATTAGCTTCGGTTTGCTCTCCTCGTTCAGATTGGGGGTGCCACATAGAGTAAACGGTTCCTTGTACCCGTTCGAACTGAGCGAGAGCAGCGAAGTCGGAATCCTCGTGGCCCCAACCTACGTAACGCGTGTCAAAACCACCTTTGGCCTCAAACCAAGGAGTATTTATCACCATGACCCCGGAGACCGAAGGATACACCCAGGAAGCACGTAGATCGAACCAAGCCCCCCGTACGAACTTGTACGTTTCTTGCTGGTTCAGCAAGTAGTACTTATGATAAGGCAGCCTGGGTTTACCGTCTAGCTCTGTCAACTTAACCGCTAGTTCCAACGGGTCTTTCTCCGGGATCGTGTCCGCATCGTTGATGATGACCGTCGTATACCCCTCGCGGTAAGCCTCTAATACAGCGTTGTTGATAGCTTGAGCCCGGGAGAACGTATCGGAGCGAGAGTCTCCGAGGAATGTCCTCATAGGGGCACAATCAGCGTACCACTCTAGTACCTGGGCTAGAAGTGGGACACGTTCGCGGGTTGCGCGCCAAGGGATACACAGCGCGACTCGTTTAGTGTCCAAATCCCGACCTCCCCCCAACGTGGCGAACCCAAGGCGTCTTACCGACCCCGTACCAAGCTGAGACCGTAGACGGCTCGCTTTTGAATAGTTCTTGCCCGAATCGGTACTCAGACCCGGCCCCGGAGGGCCACGGGTGGTTGAGGATCCACTGTCCTCCTCTGAATACGGTTGGGTTACAAGACCACGTAGCCCGCTGCTCAACCCACTCTGGGCGCCGTAGTAGTTCTACTCCTCGGGCTTCGATAGCCTCTAGGAGGCCACCGTGGTCGATTTCGTTTTGGAACCAAGGTTGACGGAGGAGAACGAGCTGGGCTAGGTGAGGGTTCTCGATGAGAACCTCGACCAGCGCCGAGACGAACACCGGTTGCTCGAACACGAAGTCATCTTCGATCAGAAACACGAAGTCGTAACCCGCCGCCAACGACCAGACGTAACGCATAGCCGCTGAGTACCCGGCCGGGCTGTCTTGGTCGACTGCGGTCACCGTCCACCCGGGCATCTGCTGCCGGAGCCACTCTCGGTAGTCCGGCGACCCGGAGTCGTCTACGATCAGACCGTACCTGATGTCAACCACGTTCACGAGCGATGATGCCATAAGTCGGAAGCAGTCCGCGCGACCGTTGGTGAGAATGATCGGCGTAGCTTTCATCGTGGAGTGATGAAACTCCCACGAGGACATCTGCGTTGTCATGACCTCACCCTACGCTCTTGATCTACCGAAGTCCAGCGGCCTGAAGCATGTTCTGAGTCAGGCCGTCAACCATACGTAGCGGGACATCGGCCTTGATCAGCAGAGCCCGAAGCGTCCGCCACGGGGTTGGGCTTGCTTGCCAGCCTGAACCCTTGCCGTGCATCCAATAATCCCAGAGCTTAGACCCTGGGCCGAAAGGGAGCGTGCTGCCCCCGGTACCTCCGGCCATGACGAACCCCCGTTCGAGATTTAGTAGCGGGAGCAAGATTTGAACTTGCGACCTTCAGCTTATGAGGCTGCTGAGCTACCGGACTGCTCTATCCCGCTTTGACGTAGACCGAACCGGCATGACGGTCAGACCTGGGGACGTATCCGAAGATCTGCTCATGGCCTCCATCCGGCCTACGTTTTTTACGTGCGCAGACAGGGCTTCGATACCCTGATGACCACCAGGCTTTATGCCCAGGCCGCTCTCTGTTGGCGTATCACACGCACGAGGCCAATTTGCGACCTCGGCCTAAGGTCTGCACGCCCTGTCGGATTCGAACCGACGACACCCGGGTTTGGAAGCCGGTGCTCTACCGCTGAGCTAAGGACGCGATAGGTAGACCCCCGGAGAAACGGCCTCAACCCGGCCCTGTTGCAACAGGGCTCTCCGATGGTCTGGTACTCGTGCACGAGTACCATGCGGGAAGACGAGGAATCGAACCTCGCTTAGCTACCCCGACCTACGGGCTTCCCAGCCGGACTATAATGCCGTCGCATCCTCAGCCCTAACGGCTTGCAAACCAGGTGCCGCTAACCTAGGTTGTAGCTCCCACTTACAACGGTTTGCCGAGTGAGCCGGACGGGAGATCTTTTTAAGCTTTAGGACTACATTTCCCAGGTTTTGTGCCCTTTGTGAGAGCTCATTTCGCTAGCTGGGAAAGCAAAGCCTTCCGTTCCGCACCAATACCAAGTCACGCCGTCTTCGTCTTTGTAAAGAATCACCCTCGATGTCCTTTACCTGGTTTACGAGTTTTGAAGCTCCGTTGTTTTTCACAAGCGCACGTCACCTGGGTGGAACTGGTTTCCGAGCACCAAGGGTCTGCGCAGGTGTAATTGATCTCAGCAATTTGATTGCAGTCGAGGCATCGGACAGTTGTTTTCTGTTGGAAGTTGTGACTCACTTC